CGTTGGTGAGGAAGGCGTTCTTGATGGCCGTGAAGCCGGCATCGGCCGTGTCCCAGACCATCTCGAACTCGACCGTCGCCTCTTTCAGCGTGGCGACAATGGCTCGCCAGCCCGAATTGGCGCGGGTGGTCACGTCCGCCTCGCCGGTCTCGAGGCTCAGCGTCACGTCCCTGACGTTGCCCAGTTCCGTCCAGGCCCCGCCGCCGCCCTGACCGCCGGTCTTGAAGTTGAGTCGGGCATCCATGCCCAGCTTCAGTGCCATGACTTAATCCCTCGAATTGCCAATGATGATGAACCCGACTGGACCTGTCGCAGTGGTGCTGATCTCCAGCCGCGACAGGTCCACGCCCTCCATCCGGAAGATGTTGGATGTGAGCAGCGCCCCGGGCCCACCGTCGGCCCGCAGGCTGATCTGGAACGCCGTCACCGCCTGCATCGTGACATCCGCGATCAGCCGGGTGTCCGACAACTTGACCCAGCCCTGGGCCACACCAACATCAATCCGCCTGACGATGGGGTTGTTCATCGCTCACCTCCGCACCCGGTACGTCACGGTCATCACGCTCGTGAACACCCGTTGCTGGTCCAGGTGCTCCGGGGCGAAGACCGGCTCGTTGGCGATGGAGACGAACGCCGCCTCGGGGGCACCGTCCAATCGCCTCTGCCGCAGGTGGTCGGCGATCTGTTCAACCTGGTTCATCAGGCCGTCCAGCTCGCTGTCGGCGGCGATCTTCTTCTGCACGCCGATGTCGATCGCACAGTCGAAATAGCCGTCGGTCCGCGTGGCGTTGCTGATCGTCATCGACCTGGGCACCACCGAGACCTTCAGCGCCGCCAGGTCGGCCAGGTCGAAGGCCGGCTGATAGCGCCGCTCGGCGCTGAGGGGAAGGTTGATCGATCCATCATTGAGACGGGCCACCACGGCGTCAGCGATTGTCAGAATCGTGCTCATGACCTACCCGACGACGAAGTCGAAGACCGCCTTGAGGCCCACGAAGACCACGCCGGCCATGACGCCCCAGAGCTTGCGGTCGATGGCGCTGATCCGTTTCTCGAGGTCGTCGAGTCTCCAGAGCACTGCCTTCTTGTATTCGGGCCATCCGTTGTCGCTTTCCCCGGGGCTCAAAACTCCATCTCCAGCAGTTTTCCATAGGAGGAGCCGCCGCCGCTGCTTTCCGTCTCCTCGGCCACGTGTTTCGTGTGAATCCGCAGCGTCTTGCGGAACGGGTCGCTGTAGCGGAACGCCGGCTCATTACCCGGGGCCAGGACCTCATAGACGAAAGTCTTCATTCCATGGGTCTCACGGATACGATCTCCCGCCTTCGGCGGTGTCTGCACGCCCCTCAGCACCAGGTCGGTCGTGAGCACCAGGTAGTCCCGCGAATCGATCCTGTGGATCACGCCGAACTCGTCGGCCTGTTCGAACTCCGTTCGACCGATCGTGGCCGCCAGTTCCACCGAATCGTTCCCGCGCTGGTAGGACACCCTCCGCGTCATGTGGCGGTTCCGCTGGTCCTCCAGCCAGGCCGAGCCTCGTTCGAGCAGGTCCATGTGTCGCTCCGCGACAGACTGTTAGGCTGCCAGGCTGTTAGGCTGTTAGGCTGTTAGGCTGTCAGGAGGAGGTAGAGCCTCGTGTTCGCCAGCCCTGACAGCCGAACAGCCCAACAGCCCAACAGCCCAACAGCCCAACAGCCTATTGACTCATCCGCACGCGGACGGTCGCACCCGCGTCCGCCGCGGCCTTGACGCACTTGCCGATCAGCTTGTTGCCCGTCGCCGTGGTCGTGGCCACGTTGTTCGTGTCATCCCAATAGCAGTTGGCCCCGGCGCTGATCGCCGTGCCGCCGCCCGTGGCTTTGGCGAAGTCGAAGACGCCAGTCACGGCCAGCGCCCCGAGCGTATTGGCCTTGATGTCCAGCTTGGCCACGCCCACCAGTTCGCCGATCACGACCACGTCGCCGGCGGCGACGTCCGCCGCCGGTGTGTAGTCAATCGAATTGCCTTCGTGTCGAAAAACCGCCTGTGGCATCGTTTGTCACTCCTTGGGGCTGGAGACCGGAGACCGGAGACTGGAGGTCGTATGAACCAGCTTCAGTCCACCCGTCGCGCCTCCAGCCTGCAGCCTCCAGTCTCCAGTCTGATTACGCCTCGCCCTTGACCTTCACCGCCGCCCGGAAATCCTGCATCGCCACGCCGAAGTCGAAGTAGCCGCGCCACTGCATGCCCAGCACGTTGAAGTCCGACTCGCCGCTCTCGATGGTCGGCGTGCGTTTGCCGCGCAGGTAGGCGATCTCGATGGCCGCCACGTCGGCCGGGTTGGCGAACAGGTACCAGGCCTTCGGGCTGCCGCCGGCCAACCCCTGAGCATTCAGGTACGGACTGGCGATCGGCTTCCACTTGCCGGTGTGCGGATTGGCCGCCGGTTTGGGCTTGCCGACATCGGTCGTCTCGTTGATCCGCGTCTCGGTCATCAGGAGCTGCGCCGTCACCTTCAGCGACGTGGGCACGAGCAGCACCGCCGGGGTTACCAGGATCGGCTTGCCGTCGGCGTCGGTCTGGTTGGCGAAGGTCTCCTCCGCCAAAGTCAGGGCGTCGATGGACAGCGCCGTGTCCACGCCGGAGAGGAAATTCTTGTTGGCGACCGAGAAGAAGTTGTTCGGATTGGACAGCAGCAGCTCGAAGACCGCCTGCTCGCGGGCCAGCGCCGACATCCGACCGATGATCTGGGGAATCTGGAGGAATGCGCCCAGGTCGTCGTTGATGATCATCTGCCGGGTCAGGGCGATCATCCGACCGTAGGTCTCGATGCGATTCTTGTAGGACTCCTCCGTCAGCGTGGCGTGCTTCAGCTCGCCGTCGGGGCCGACCTTCTCGAAGACGCCGCTGCCGGTCATCCGGTAACGGGTGACCTCCTTGAAGTCGTTGACGTCCGTCTCCGAGCAGAAGAACCCCACCGTGCTCTCGACTGCCTCGTAGGCTGCCAGCATGGCCTTGTTGGCGACGTTGGAGAGGATGCCGGACAGCGAGATGGTCGAGAAGCCGCCGGCCGCCTCGATCAGCCGCTTGTTGGCCGCGAAGGCGGCGCGGATGGTCTCGTTGTCCACCCGGCCCGGGCGCACGTAGTCCCCGGCCGCGCGGATGATCTCGTAGATCAGCGTGTGCAGGCCCGCCCCGCTCAGCTCGCGCGACAGCGCCGCGTTCATAGTCCGCTCGTCGTACCACGTGCCCACCTGCCTTTCAGGCAGGCCGGCCGACAGGCACAGCGCCGCCTCGATGGCGTTGGCGGTGATCTGGTCGTTGCTGCGACGGATGCCGGTCACAGTCGGGCGCTCAGCGCGCAGGACCTCCAACTCGGTTCGTGGCGCGTCCCAGCCCTCGGCGATGGCCTTGGCCTCGATGTCGGCGTGCCTGCCGGCGCAGATGCGACGGATCTCGGCGATCCGCTTGGTCTCTGCCGCGGCCTCGGCGCGGATGCGCCCGATGGCGTCGTTTTCAGGTTCGTTATTGACGAACCTGGCATCATTCGACTCTGGGCGCGCGCCGGGTTCGGCGATGGCGGCCTTTTGTTCCGACTCATACATGGCCTTCAGGCTGTCGCGCTGCGTGTCCGTCAGGTCCGCCGCGACGAAGCCCCTGGCCTCCACCCACTTCTCGAAGTCCATTGTGACCTCCTTGTCACCTTGTGCCGTTGCCGCGACCTGGGCGCTGGTGTCTTCATCCGCACCCAGGGCCACGAAGCTGACCTCGCCGAGCGTCGCCCTCCTGGCGACGTGGATCGGTCCCTCGAATTCGCGCCCGTTGACCTGCGTTTTGCGGCCTTTGGCCACGAACTCCACGCGCTCGGCGAGGGCTCCCAGCGATGCCTGCCAGGGAAAGCCGTTGCGGCTGCTGTCGATGATCTCCCGCGCGATCGGACCAGCGCCGGAGATGACGCCAGTCACGAGCAATTGCGATCCTTCAATGCGGACCGAATCGGTATGCCCGACGATCAGGCTGCGGTTGTGGTCTTTCAGGATGGGCCGGCTGCGGGCGCTAATCCGGAGACCAGCCAGATCGATCACGACCGAATGGGGCCAGCCGGCCAGCGCCATCGCGCCTCCGGTGTAGGCGACCATGCTGAATCGGCGCAGCGCCGGCTTGTCGCCTTCTCCTGCGCCCTCGACGTTGGCCCACTCGCCGACGGGAGCGCAGAGATTCAGCACGCGCCCTGCGGCGGCGAGCTTGTGTGCCTGAATCAATTTTGCTTGATCAGTTCTCGCCATCGTCCCCGGCCTCCTTGCCGATGGGCACCGCCTGTTCGATGGTCAAACCCAGTTCCTGCATCAACGCGACTTCCTTGGCGCGCTGCCGCAGTTCGGTCTCCCAGTCCAGCCCCTGTTCGGCGTACTCGCGGGCCAGCGTCGTCGTATGACTCGTCAGGCGTGTGGACTGGGCGCTGGCCTCCTTGACGGGGTCGACGTGCTCGTTGCCATCCCAGAACCACTGGTGCGGCAACTCGGCGTCGCGGAGCCGCGCCGACTGCGGCAGCAGGCCCTCGATCAGCACGGCCTCGCTCACCCACGCGGTGAAGATGCGGTCGAGCACGGCCAGCCCGATGTGCTCCTGCTCGACGCGAATCGATTTGAAATAAGTCTGGTGATCCAGCCGCCCCGAGGCGTAGTTGTAGCCCGACGAGTTGGCCGCCGCGACGTTGAACGGCATGTTCAGGCAGCGGGCGATCTCGTTGAGCAGTTCCTTCTTGAACTCGCCGTAGGTGGTCGACGGCTGTTCGGCCTGGACCTGGGCCATCTTCCAGCCGCCGGGCATGGTCAGGAGGCTTCGGGCCTCCAGCTCGATGGCGTCCATCGGCTCGACCGAATCGGCCTGACCATCGGGCGGGGCATCGGTGTAGAGGATGCCGGCGAAGTCGGCGGCGGTTTCGGCGGCACCCAGCACGGCGAGCGTGTAACGTCGCAGTTGGGCGAACAGCGGCAGCGCCGGCGTGATGTCGGGAATGCCGCGACTTTGCCCCGGCCGATCGGCGCGGAAGTAATGAATGACCGCTTCGGCCGGCACGCGGTCGTAGTCGAGTCCCATCCCGCTGCCGCGCATATCGCCGGGATGCTGCTTCAGGATGTGGTACTCGACGGGGTTGCCGGCCGCGTCGAACACGATCCCGTCGATGGCGTTGTCGTCGAGGATTGACAGGTCGGGCGTTGTGACCTGGTCGGCCTCAATGAGCCGCAGGTCGAGTGTGATCGGTGTGGTAACGGGCGAGGACGCCCGTCCTACCCTCGGATTGCTGGCGAGAATGGCGAAGGTCTCACCGTCCGTGGCCCGCGCCATCCGCATCGTGCGGAGCTTGTCGGCCAGACCAACCGCCTTGGCCCAACGCATGAACTCGCGCTCGATCCGCTGGTTGGCCTCGGCGTCGTCGGTGAGCAACTGGAGCTTCGGCCCCGTGCCGATCACGTCGTTGGACAGCGTCAGCACGATGCCCTTGGCGTAGGAGTTGTTAGCGACCTCGTAGCGGGCGCGGTTGCGAAGCAGTCGCCGTACGTCAGGACTCGCCGCCGCATCGGCGCTGAGGCCGTCGGCGTTGGCCCAGTGGCGGCGGTTCTCGTCGTTGGTGACGGCCGCGTCGTAGCGCGCGCGGATGAATCGTGCGGCGCGGATGATCGCATCCCGCCGCAGCGGCTCCCGCCTGCTCGACTTGCTCCGCAGCCAGCCGAACATTACGCACTTCCCGGCGGTACCAGCTTGGTGAACCGCACGCCCTTGGTGGGATTCTTCACGGCATCCTTCGATGCCAGGTACCGATCCGCCTCGATCTGCTCCGAGATCGAATGCTGCTCGACGCTGCCCGAGTCGCCTTGGGCACGCTTCGGCCCCGCGGCGTTCTCGCGGATGGCGTCTTCGATGGTCGAGTCGTCGGGCATCTCGTCGTCGCCTCAGTTCAGGATGGGCACCATCCGCTGGCGGTGCCGCCGCTCGCGTCGGGCGAACGTGTTCACCGCGCGTGCGGCGTTGCGGCCCTCCAACAGCGCCAGCCACGCCTCTTGGACTGCGTCATCCCGATCCGTCCAAACCACCAGGCGCAGCTCGAGCGCGAGCTTGCGGTGGTCCCGCAGCGGCGCAAGCCTGTCTGCCGTGCCGGCACAGGCGGGCACGCGGTCGTTGGCGTGTCGAGAAACGCCTTTCATCCACCCTGTACCGACACGAGAAGGGGTTACTGTGTGCGGTTTTGACGTTGAGAGAAGCAGATTCTTCGATAGATCGAATGTGGGTTCGATAGATCGAACGGCTACGACGCCGACGTACGGGGCGTGAGCCGCTTGGCAGCGCGGTGCGAGGGGAACGGACGAGGTTGTGCTGTCTGGGAACCCGATGCGCTGGAGGCGTCCGCGTGCAACTGGAGTTTCTCGATGGCGTCAAGAATCTTCACGAACCGCCCGCCCAGGTCGGTCAGCCGGTATTCGACACGCGGTGGAACCTCCGGATAGGGCACACGTTCGAGGATGCCGAATCGAATCATCTTGGCCAGCCGCTCGTTCAAGACCTTGGTCGACAGCCCGGGGCAGGCGCGGACGAGTGCTCCGGGGCGCGTGACGCCGCGGCGGATCCGTCCCAGCAACTGGACCGACCACTTGCAGCGCACGATGCTTTCGACCGCCTCGGCGATGCAGACCTGTTTTTCGCGCCGTGTCGCCGGCCGTTTTATTCCGTTCCCCGTCGCCGAAATCCCATTCCTTACCATTTTGTTCGTACCGAACCGTTTCGTGCGTACTTGATCGCGCGACCTCGACACCGTTCATTGTACGGACGTTGTGGGCAGCGTGTCCACAAAGGACCCTTGGCCTCAAGGAGAAACAAGATGAAATCCGATGCCGTTTTCTACCATGCGGGTTGTCCGGTCTGCGTCAGCGCGGAAAGGACCTTTCTTGGCTCGCTCGATCCGAACCGGTACAACGTGAAGATCGTCCACCTCGGCCAGGACAAGACGCGGATCGGCGAGGCCGAGCGTCAGGGGGTCAAGTCCGTACCCGCTCTCGTGCTGAACGGACAGGTTTTCCATATCAACCACGGTGCTGACCTGATCGCTCTGAAGTAGGGGAGCCGGCATCGCAGCGCAGAGCGCGACACGGGCGATGCGCGGGGCCGTGCACGATCTCAAAAGGTCGCGGCCTCGCGCGTCGTGATGCGCTTGCCGCAATGACGGCACTCGCGCAGGCGCATCAGCACGCCGTTGGGCAGGCGCTTGAGGTACACCACGCGGAAGTGCTGGCAGCCACAGGCGCGGCAGACCAGCCCGGCCTTCTGGCCGGCGACGGCTTCATCGCGCTGTTTGATCCGGGGCATCTACCGCCTGCTCCTCTGCAACTCGGACAACTTGATGCGTTGGCGCGGGATGGGCTTGGCGTCGGTGCCGAATAAGATTGCACCCTGGATCGACGCGGCGACGGCGCAGCCGACGAGGCAATCGAGCCAGTGGTTGTCGAGGCCCTCGACGCGCAGCTTCCATTCATCGACGGTACGGCCGCGCCCCTCGGTCTTCACGCGATACTCGCTGGTGAGGTGATCGGCGAGCAGGCGGTGGGCCTCAGGCTTGCGGCCGAACAGTGACAGGCAGCCGGGGTCGCCCATCGGCACCGCGAGCCGGGCGTGGACGAAAGACTTCCAGTAGTTCGTGTCGAAGACAACATGCCGCGTGGCCCGCCTGCCGGTCACGACCGGGATGCGCCAGTTCAACCCGACGCGGTCGCCGCGCTTGCGCTTGTACTCGCTGAACGGAATCGACGACGCCCCGACGTATCGCCCATGCGACGGCATCACGATGCCGGCGAACTTCGACTGCCGGCAGAACTGATAGACCACGTCAGACGAGCTGCCCCAGTTGGCGTCGATCAAACAGCGGTCGATCCGCACCACCGCCTTCGGGCTCCCTCTTCGGTCGCCCTCAGCGTCCCTGCGCCACTCGCGGCCGAGCAGCGCATCGGTGACGCGCTCTAGCCCGGCGTAAATCGCGCCCTCCAGGCCGGCACGCGACGCCGTGCTGGCCAGCGTGCGGCGGATGTCACGCAGTGTGAAGTACGCCTCGGGCTGCTGCGGCTCCGTGCCATAGTCGATGACGTACCCGGTGAAGTCGTCCTCCCACGCGGCCACAAGCCAGAACAGCGCCTTGCCCTGCACGTCGACGAACATCGTCAGGTGCGTGCAGCCAATCGGCACCACCCCGCGAGGATGGCCGTTGACCTTCGCGGCGATCTGATCGGCGCTGAGCAGGTCATCGTCGACCTGCTCTTCAGGCAGCGGCTCATTCTGGTACTCGGCCCAGAACGCCGTCTCGCCGCGATCCAGTTTCAGATTCACCGCATGCTGGATCGCCGACAGCTCGTCGGGGTGATGGCGCTGCGTCCAGGCGACATTCGCGCCTTCGTCCATCGCCTCGCGGTTGGCGCGATAGAACTCCGTGGCATCGGCGATGCCGCGGTCGGCGCGCATGCCCTCGCGCCACAGTTCGGCGTACTTGGCCCACAGCGCCTCGTTCGTCGGGAACGAGTACACCATCTTCGTGCGTTCGCCCTGCCACTGGGGGTGTTTGTCGCGGTCGAGAATCCGGTCGGCCAGATCGTCCGGGCGCACCACGGTCAGCGTCATCAACCCGGCGATCTTGCGCCCGGGCCCGGCCAGGCCGAGGATCGCGCCGGCCAGGATGCGTTCGCGCGTGACGCACTGCGACGGCGACCGCGCCGATTCATCCGTCTGCGGATCGTCGATCAGCACCAGCGACGGGCGGATGCTGGAACCATCGACGCGCTTGTGCTTCATGCCGCGAATGCGGCCGGTGATGCCGGCGACGCGAATGATGGCGCCGGAGGCCTTGCTGTCTGGCATCGTGGGCAGGACGATCTCCCGCGCCGTCCAGCCGATGTGCGTCTGCTTACCCTGATAAAGTTGACCACCGGCACGTTGGTGGATGCCTTCGAGTGATCGGATCGGGAAGACGACTTCGGGGAAGTCCTCCAGCAGCAGCTCGTTGTTCTCCAGTTCCGCCTTGATCGACTCCAGCATGTTCGAGGCGTGCTCTTCATCGCTGCCGATCAGCGCCACGAACTCGCGGTGACCGTAGACCAGCGCCCATAGGCAGGCCGTCTCGCACAGCGACGTCTTGCCGCTGCCGCGCGGCATGGCCATTGCAAACAGCCCGCCCTCGAGCACGGCCTGCTCGATCTTGGCGATGACCTTCAGGTGGTCGGGCGACCAGGGCAGGTGAAACGTCTGCGGGAAGTACTGCTCGCAGAAGAATCGGAAGTCGCGCGCCGCACGCGCCTTCCGCTCCGGGTTCACGACCGCCGGCATCTCGCCGATGTCGCGGCCCGACAGCGACAGCTCGATGTTGCGCTGCCGCGCCCGCTCCTTGTGGGCCTCGTAGCCGGTCAGGCCCTCGGGCTCGGGCTTCGGTTTGTGCCGTTCACTGACCAGCCAGGCGACGTAGCGCAGCAGATCGATGGTGCGGGGGTCGGCCGTTGACGTGATCCGCAGCCCCGCCCGCGTGCGATGCCGATGCAACTGCCGCTCGCCGATGACCTCGCCCATCGGCGTGCTGTTGAGCAGCTGCACGAGCTGCGTCGGTCGTAGGCGGCGCGGGTCAATCGTCACGGCCGGACATCTCCCGAATCAGCCATGCGGCGTACCACACCAGGTTGATCGTGCCGTCGACGTTCGTCGGCGCGCCGGCGTCGATATCGGTCTGGATCATCCCGGACGTGACGCGCTGGCCGCCCGCGGCGCTGAGCAGGCGGGCCGCGTCGGCCACGGGCAGCGCCGTGGGGTTCAGCGTGGGTCTGTCAGGTTGGGTAAAGACGTCCCCTGGCATTA